AAGATAAAACCTATAACGGTGCTGCCGCTGCTGGCACAAGCAAAGCCAATGCTGGCAAATTGCAGACATTCACTAGTCAACGTGATTTGATTACAGCACTAGGAACACCAACATTCCAACTCAACGCATCCGGTACACCGATTAATGCCAGCGAGTTGAATGAATATGGATTATTGACTGCTTATAGTGCATTGGGACTAAGTAATCAACTTTATGCTATCCGTGCTGATATTGATCTTGGTCAACTAATAGGCACAAGTGTTCGTCCTACAGGCGCAGAAGCAGATGGCACATACTGGCTGAATTTAGCCAGCACAGAATTTGGTATTTACTCACTGAATGCCGCAACAAGTTCATTTAGCAGTATTGATTCTAACTTGTTGTTGATTACAAACGAAGCGCAAGTCAGTGGTAGCAATCCTGCAGCACCATTACCATCAATTGGCCAGCAAGGACAATATGCCCTGGTATTTACTAACTCAGCAGATTCAAGCCCAGCTGGTGTTTCACTATGGTACAAAGCAACCGCAGTATCAACACAAGGTGGAACAAACGGTAATACTCTCAGAAATACTAATTATTGGGTACCAGTTGGTAGTACTGCTTGGCAAAATGCAACCCCAGTATTGCAAGGTACTGTTGCAAATCCAGTGTTAACATCTAGTAGCACATTAACAATTAATACAGTTACTGTTACTATGGGCGGCAGCGAAACTACTGTAGCACAATTGGCTGCAGATATTAATGCTCAAAGTATTCCGGGTGTAACTGCTATTGTTACCACTGGTGGACTATTGACATTATTTGCAACCAGTGCTGCTACCAGTAACGGTAGCACAGTTGATGGTAAAATAGTTATTACCGATGGAACAAGTAGCCCTCTATACAAATGCGGATTGGTAACTGCTAGTTCAGGCGGTACCGCAACTGCATATTGTCCTTATTTCTTCTATGGCAGCTATGCACAAGCTCCAGCTGGCGGATGGTTCTTTTCTGATAATCAACCACGTCCAACAGGCAGTATTTGGTGGAAGACAAGTGCCACTGGTGGCGGATGGAACCCCGATTTTAGACAATACAATGCATCTCAAAATACCTGGGACAAATTAACAGTACCACTCTATCCTAATTATGCTGCGGCAATATATTCATTGGATCCAACAGGCGGCGGCGTAAATATTACTCATGGACAAGTTATTGCCAACTTTGCTACCACTGCTGCATATTCCAACGAACTCAGATTTGAATATCAGCAGGTTGGAACCACATCGTCGGGAACAAGTTCGGGCACTGGAACGTATACATCAGGTCAGCAATTTACTATTAATGCCACTGCACCTGGATTAACATCATTTACAGCATATTCTATAACCACATCTGGTTCGTCTGCTACAACTTTTGTTAGCGACATATTAAATGCAAATATTCCTTATGTTACTGCTCAAGTTAACAGTAACGGAACGGTTACAATTACTCACACAACAGGCGGACAGATACAGATAACATCTGGATCAGGTGGATCGTCAACAGTATTGTCTAATGCTGGATTTAGTCCATTGTTTAACGGAGTATATTTTATCAGCAATTGGGTGCAAACAACTCCAACAGTAGTATTCAGTACTTCCACTCCTGCTGCAGAACCTGCAGATGGTATACTATGGTATTATAGCAATCCTGCTGATGTTGACATTATGATTAACAACTTTGGTTGGAAAGGATATCGTACAGTAACATCCGATGTACGTGGTTATAACTTAATTAGCACAGATCCCAATGGTGTTATTGTAAGTACTACTGCACCAACTAGCCAAAGCTCTGGCGCTTCATTAGTAGCTGGCGACTTATGGTTGAATTCTGGTGATTTAATTAACTATCCAAACTTATCACGTTATAATGGAACAAGTTGGGTAGCAATCAATACTGCTGATCATACTTCAAACAACGGTATTGTATTTGCTGATGCACGATGGGATACTGCAGGTACTGTTGATCCTGCAACTGGATCATTCCCTGCTACTAGTGCAATGTTGTTAAGTTCTTACATTGATCAAGATGCGCCTGATTATCGTTTATACCCACGTGGTGCGTTGCTATTCAATACACGTCGTAGTGGATATAATGTTAAGAAATTTGAATCTAACTATTTTAATGCAACAAGTTTCCCAAATCCTGGTACAATTCCAGGTTCAGCAGGAACATTGCCATCGATGTCAGCTACATGGGTAAGCGTAAGTGGTGCTAACGAGTCTGGGGTCATGTATGCTGGTTCAGCTGCACAACGCAACTTGATTGTTACTGCCATGGAAGCAGCAATAAACAGCAACACAGATATTTTAGATACCAACTATGATTTTAATCTACTAGTTGCACCTAACTATCCAGAGTTAATTCCAAGCATGGTAACACTGAACGACAACCGTGGCGACACTGGTTTCATCATTGGAGATACACCAATGACATTGCAACCTACTGCAACAGAGTTGACCAACTGGAACAATAACCAAGGCGATTGGGCAGGCAAAGGATTGAGTACTGCTAGCCCATATTTGGCAGTTTACTATCCAGCTGGTCTAACAACTGACTTGGCAGGTAATACTGTAGCAGTACCAGCAAGTCATGCTGCATTGCGTACATATTTGTATAATGATCAAGTTGCTTATCAATGGTTTGCACCGGCTGGTGTTAATCGTGGACTAGTAAGTAATCTAAACGACATTGGATATGTTGATGCTACATCTGGATCATTTATCCACAATGGTATTAACCAAGGTCTACGTGATGCATTGTACACATTGAATATTAACCCAATTACACAATTGCCTGGCACAGGCCTAGTGATTTGGGGACAAGAAACACGTAGCGGTGATACCACTGCACGTAATCGTGTTAATGTAGTTCGTTTAGAAAACTATCTACGTAAAATATTTGCAAGCGTGAGCAATGCATATTTGTTTGAACCCAATGATGCAATTACACGTAAGTCTATTGCTACACAAATTGAAAGTGCGCTTAATAACGTAATGAGTTTGCGTGGCCTATATGACTACTTGGTAATTTGTGACACTAGCAACAATACATCATCAAGAATTGCTAACAACCAACTGTATGTTGATGTTGCAATCGAACCAATGAAAGATGTTGAGTTTATTTACATTCCTATTGCTATCTACAATCCCGGAACGATTGCTAGCCTAGGTAAATCGTCAACCTAATATAGATAAATAAGGATAACAGGAGAAGAATATGGCAGTAGCAAGTTTAAATAATTTCACAGTACCACTAAGTGGCAGTCAATCGGGCCCGCAAGGCCTGTTGATGCCAAAACTAAAATACAGATTCCGCGCTAATTTTATTAGCTTTGGAACAAGTAATGGTACTACAGAACTTACCAAGCAAGTGATGGATATTAAACGTCCCAGCGTTAACTTTAATCCAATTACTCTTGATGTATATAACTCAAAGATTTACTTACAAGGTAAGCCTGAGTGGCAAGAAACCACAATTAATCTACGTGACGATGCCACTGGTGCTGTCAGTACATTAGTCGGACAACAAGTTCAGAAACAGTTTGACTTCTTAGAACAAGCAAGTGCAAGCGCCGGTGTTAACTACAAATTCCAACTTACATTTGATATGTTGGATGGTGGCAACGGAACTACTCAACCTAACATTCTTGAGTCATGGGAACTAGATGGATGTTTCTTGAGTCAAGTTGACTACGGTGATATGAACTACAACAGCAACGATCCTGTAACAATTGCATTAACAATCAAATTTGATAACGCAGTTCAAACAGTAGGTGGCGGAATCGGTACTTCCGTAGTTACACAAACTCCTGGTGTAACTGCTTTACCATAATAGTTTGTAACGAACAAAATCAAACCCGGTTTAAAATCCGGGTTTTTTTATGGACTAAATATTATAGTATCGGGACCAAACTATATGACCACAGTTTTACGCGACTATCAACACGCGGCAAGAATATTTACAGACAGTCAATTCAGACTGAGTCCTAAGTATGGATTCTTATTTTATGTTGAATTTGACTTTGATCCTGATATTAGTAATATTACAAACGTAACTGCTCAAGAAATGGGCATGCTGGTTAAAAGCGTCGATTTACCAAAATATACCATACAAGTAAAAGAACATAATGCATACAATCGAAAAAATTATGTGCAAAATTCTATCAAGTATGATCCTATTACTATGGTTTTTCACGATGACCAATCAGATGACATATTGAATTTTTGGTACGACTATTATAGTTTTTATTACAGAGACAGCGACTATGTAGACAGCACATATAGAGCAACTTCGAAATATCAAAGTCGCCCAACAATGGGATGGGGCTATAGTCCAAAACAACCAAGTAATCCCAATCCTATACAACAACAATATTCTTTACAACTACAACCGTATCAGTATATACAGGCTATTAGAATTTACAGTTTGTATCAACAACAGTTTGACGAATACGAACTGATTAATCCAGTTATAACTAGTTTCAGACACGGCGAGCTAGCCAATGGGGAAAACACCAGCTTGCTACAACATCAAATGACTGTGCAATTTGAAACAGTAAAATATTATTCAGGTTCAGTTACACAAAATACTGCAGGGGGATTCATTGATTTGCATTATGATGACCAAGGTGGTCCTTATGACGCAATTAACTCTAGTCCCTGGGGTAGTACAGGTATCATACCTGAAGGACTCCAATCGAGTATTGTTACAGATTTTGCAAATGCCCCGGTACCACCACCGACGCCATCAGCAGTAACAGGATCAAATGGCCCCACTGGATCATCAACTAGTATTTCGATTGCTCTTGCTAATTTACAAAACAGTATGTCGGCAATTCAGCCCAACAACGGTGGATACAACATTCCAAGTATATCCCAAAACGCTAATTTTAATTTCACTGGCGGTTCTTTAGTTGCAGGACAAAATGCAACTTTAACAGGTGCTCTTAGATCTGCCGGCATACCAGTGGGGTTGAGTGCAGCACAATCTGCTTCACTTATCGCAAGTAAGTTTGGACAAACTGGTACTTTATTAGCAGCCGCAGCAACAAATCCAAATCAGTTACTAAAAACTATTGAAAATAGCGTAACTAATATTGTAGTAGGTACCGCAGTAAATGCTGCTTCTAATTATATTGCTGGACAAGTTAGCCAAGGGGTGGACTATGTTAATAAGACAGTGATAGATCCTATAACTGGGGCAATCAGCAGTGGAGTTAGTTATATCAATCAAGGGGTACAGGCAGTTGCTAGTGGTGACTTCAACAACAGTTATTTTGCAGCCAAACTGCCATCTGGATTACAAAGTGCATTTAATATTGGTCCCAGCTCAACAAACAATGCTGAAAATTCTTATTCACCATTGGCAGTTAATACACCTTTGACTACTGTTTATTACGAAAACGATGGATCATCATCAACGACCAGTGCGGTAATTGGCCCACCATAATATTATGTCAACACAATCTTCAAATGCTACTAACCTTGGCGGACCAAACTTAACTGCTACTTCGGCAGCGCAAGGCGCACAAAAATATTATAACAATTTGTATGCTACTAGTTTTGCAACTTCGGCAAATACCAACGATGCACTAATTGCTTTTTTTGAAGAATACTGTCCGACTAAAGCAGCAGCAGATAATCTTGCTAGCGCAGTAATGGCCACTGCGTTGGCACAGAATACAGACCCTTTGACTATATTGGCGCAATTTCGGGCTATGCCAAAAGGACAGTTAAACAACTATTTGATTGCTTTCTTAAATATATCTCGTGTGCCAACAAGTATATTAGGTGTAAATACAGGCGCAAAGACAAATAGTCTGGTAACTAGAAGTATTATACTTTAATCAAATATGAGCAAATATGCACAGGGTAAATATCAATTATTGAACCCTGAAAAATACGTAGGCAACAAAAGTCCCACATACAGAAGTTCGTGGGAATTTGCGGTTATGAGTATGTGTGATAATAATCCTAGCATACTCCAATGGGCAAGCGAAGCTCTACACATAAATTATCGTAATCCATTTACTAATCGAAATACTATATATGTGCCCGACTTCTTTGTTATGTTTGTTGATTCCAGTGGTAAAACACACGGAGAAGTTTGGGAAATTAAACCCACAAAAGAAACCAGTTTACAAGAAGCTGGAAAGAGTCCAAGGGCACAGGCTGCAGCCATATTAAATATGGCCAAATGGGAAGCAGCCAGGGCATATTGTAGAGCACAAAATTTAAGTTTTCGTATAATCACAGAACGTGATCTCTGGATACAAGGTAAAAAATGACCAGCCAAGCACTAGCACAAAAATTCCATGTTGATAATAAAGATAATACCTATCAATATCGGCCGTTTCCTTCAGAAATAGCTGCTGACAATTTTAGATTCTTACAAAATAATAATCCATCACCATATTTAGAACTATTGATAGATGCTCCCTATGCTGAGATGTTGGCAGAAGCGCAGGCATTAGAGCCGCAATTTGTCACACATCGAGAAGGTGACAGTTACGGATGGCGCAGTTTGTGTGTGCACGGCTTCGGCGCAGAAAAGACTGATGCTGCAAATGCCTATGGATTAGACGCTAGAGATCAATCAATTTATCAATGGACTGAAATTGTTGACCAATGTCCTGTTACCCATAACTATTTCAAAAATATATTTCCTTACATTAGATATCAACGTGTGAGATTCATGTTGGTAGAACCTGGTGGATACATTGAACCACATTCAGACAATGCTAATCCTATGCTGACTGCGGCCATAAACATCAGTTTAAACAATCCCGACAATTGCTATCTAACAACAGAGCTAGGCACAGTACCGTTTAAAAACACCGGAAGTACGTTTTTGTTTAATAACCATTACCAGCATTGTGTAGTGAACAACAGCAACGAGCAACGCTTTCATATGATAGTGCACGGACAATGGCGTAGCCCCCTGTTTGAACAAATAATGATCAATAGTTATCAACATGCCGTAGATGCCCAGCGGTAAATATTGGTATGACCAAACGCCTAGAAGAACTACTAAATTTAGCCCCTGCTCCTAACACAACGCCGGAAGAAACTGCGGCTATCATTGATGAAAATCGTGATTTGATCACTGAAGTAGATAGTGCCATCAGCAAAATTGATGCTGCACTACCCTTGGTCAGAGACTTAGACACTGGCGATAGCGAACTGGATGAACTAGCAAATCTAGCCAAACAAAAAGCCGAAGACCTAATAGATTTGGGTATGAATGTAGAGCCACGTTTTAGTGGTGTTATCCTACAAACTGCAGGAGTAATGCTGGGGCATGCGATTACTGCCAAAACTGCCAAAATGGATAAAAAGTTGCGCATGATCAGTTTGCAACTACAAAAAGCCCGATTAGATCACCAGATTAGTAAAGATAAAAAAGACCCTGCTGAAGAAGCAATAGAAGGGCAAGGCGTAATACTAGATCGTAATGAACTACTAAAATCGATACTGGCCAAGAAAGACAAATAGCGTTTTCTGGCTAAATATAACAATATAGGATTATAATGATGTTGAAAAATTTTCAGACTTACATCTTTGAATTAAGCAAGCCCAGTGAGTTTAGAATTAAACTTGCTGGCATAAACCCTGTTGGGGAAGTAATGGATAAGATCAAATCCGCATTGGATACTTTCCAATTGGAAAGCATTAGCGCAGTTAAGAGTCATCCAATACAAGAACACAGAGAATTTCCAAATTGGGGCGGTCCCTGTGAGTGCTGGCAATTTGATGTTAAGTTGGCATATCCAACTACCAACATCGTTATCATGCAGACACTAAAAGAGCGTGCACAACTAAATCCAAATTGGATCAATGTGCGCAATCTAAACGAAGCCAACTATACTGACGAAGCAGAAAACTTGGGCAAAGATCACGCTGGTGCCCTACTAGACGAAACAGAATTAAAAGATGTTCCCGGAGCACAATCACTAGTAGGACCTGGACGCATCACAAGTTTGATCGCAGAATTAGAAAAGCACACACGTAAGTTTGAAATTGCTGGCAATGATTTAACCGACGGCGACAAAGTAGTTACCACAGGTAAGACAACTAATGATCTTCCACAAGGTGATGTAGCACCAGTGGGCACAACGCAGAACAAAGTATATCGCGGAACAAAAGGAATGAAAACAAAATGAGCAAGAATCATCCAGACGACAACATTTACAGTATCCTAGGCAAATTAAAGTCCTTGGAGCCGACCCCTGCTGAAATCATCAAAGATAAAGCACAGGCAATCCGCGAAAGTGTAGAAGCACGTGGCAGTATCGTTGATGGCGTTGGCCAAGTACAAGCACGTCTAGCAGAACAATTTGCTGTTGAGCGTGACTTGGGAAAACACAACAATGGAAAGACTACTGGCTTTAAAGCAGTTGCTGATAAAGCTGCTAAAGAATATGGTAGTAAAGCCGCTGGCGAGCGTGTTGCTGGTGCAGTGAAAGCAAAAATGGCCAAAGCTGGCAAACTAGAAGAAACAGATATCGAAGAAGGTGCCAAAGTTGATCGTATGGTTGCTCATGTTAAATCCAGTGAAAAGAAAGCTGGACACAGTGACAAAGAAGCAGAAAACATTGCCTGGGCAACTGCTAACAAGCGTGGTATGCTAGACAACAAAAACAAAAAAGACGAGTGCGCTATGTGTGCAGAAGGTACATGTACTGAGCACAACATGGAAGAATCCGGACTACAAGCCTACTTGGGCAATAAAAAGTACGGCAAAGACGGAATGGATGCATTGCGTAAAGCTGGACAAGAACACAAGAGTGAAAAAACTATGCAAAACATTCGTGCCAAGTATAGTAGCAAAGAAGAAAAAGACATGGCAGAAGGACAATTGGTTCCTGTTAAAGGTGGCCATGTTCATAAAGGACACTACGGCTACGAAGTTGATCCCAATGCTGATGCACCAAAGAAAAAA